TCTAATAAAACTATTATTAATGGTATCGGTATAAAAGGTAATGCTGTTTCTATACATGATACATTTAATGGAAATGAAGTTTATTTTGGTCAATATAATGCAAAAGCTTCTGCCGATGATAATGATTTAATGCCAATAATTATTGGTGGTGGTAGAGACGATGTTAATAGATACAATGCACTTACATTTGAATTGCTAGATACGATTAATGAAGGGGCATTTAATTATCGTTCACTTAATAATTATCTTGGTAGATTGAAAACAGATATAGTTTATTGTACAATGGGCTTATCTAGCGATATTGCTGAAATTAATTCATTATCTGCAGGAAATATATCGACTACAAATTTAATGATTAATGACAGAGATATAACTAACTATATTTCAGATAATGTTATTGATAGTTTGAAAAATAAAACCATTAATCTTGGAACTGCAAGAATAGCTTTAAGTCGTGTTGATGTATCTGATTTGGTAAATGCTGGAAATGTTTACGATAAATCAAAAGTAGAACCGGATAGCACAATAATTTATGGTTCAACTGTCCAGTATCTTGGTGCAGAATCAACAGCATTATTTGTATCTGGCACAGATATAAATGCAACTGCTGTATTCCCTAATATTGTAGACGGTCAGTCTATTACTTTATATAATGATAATGATGAAATGATATCTATACATCTTCGTGATAATTTAACACCGAAAATTGTAGTTAATCCTGCTTGCTATGTTGAATTACGAAAAATAAATGGTAAATGGTATGGACATGGACCAGATGCGTAATTAAAATAAAAACCAGTCTTAATGACTGGTTTTTTATTTTATAGTTAATTAAATATTAATTATTATAATGTTTAACTGTAATCTTGTTAATCAATGCTGCACATTCCATATCAGTGCTAAAATTAACAATATTATTGTTATTATCAAGAATAGAATCACAAATGCCTGGTTTTACAATACGATAAATATCCATAATCAGGTTATTTGCATATTGCCATACATCAGCATCGAATTCAGTTTCATCATCAATATATTCAGGTCTATAATATCCGTCTCTCTTTTTGTAGAAATTATCCAGTAAGAGTTTTACAAAATAATTCCAGAAAGTATATTCAGATAGGGTTTTAGCATTTGTTGTCTTAATATAGCCTTTTCTCAATATAGTTTCTAATCTTGTAGTAGTCTGATTTATATTGATAGAGTAAGGTAAATGGATTGGACGGTCTGCATCTCTTATTTCTTGTAACCCATTAAGCCAAGTATTAAGTAGATTCATAACAGTCAATTCTTTTTCACCGGATTCATCTTCGAAATCAGATTTGCTTACCAAGCCATAATTTTCTTGCCAACGAGCTGGCGATAACTCAGAAGCAGAACAGAAATCTTCTTCAACATTAATGCTGATAATTAAATTTATCGGCATAGTATTATCGCTTTGAATATACAAATATTGACCATCTACAGGAATCAACTTAATTTGTTCATCCAAATCAACAGCATTAAATTTATTTACCGGAATAGGGAATGTTTTTAATGATCTACTAGCATCCATACCGTCATAGTATGTAATATTGATTGTAACGCTATTATTAAATAAGTCCGTAGTTAATGTTGTACCCGCAGCATCTTTTTTAGGAATAATAAGTTCATTCCAACGAATGCCTTGCATATTGGGATAACTTGGGATAGTTGGTTCATGTGCTGCATTATAATTAAATTTCCAAACATTATTTTGATAAGGATTATAAATTGTATTGTCCTTACCAATCCATTTGAAATTTCTTGTTTCAGATTTAATAATATCAGATACTTTAAAATCAATATTTGCAGCTATAGTGTCAGGATGTTCATTATAAAGTTTAATGATTTCAGAACGATAGATCTTTCTATCCTTGGCAAGTTTATTGTCAAGATATTCATAAACTTTATTTTTCATTTCCTTTGTATATTCTTCAATATCTGTCAAGTCATTGACATAGACAGTTCCGACTGCATCGAAATACTGAATATACGGAGGTAATGAGAACTGACGAGAAATAAGTTCAGCTTTATAATGTAATTCATTATTAAGCATTTGGATATTTCTTAACCACTGCTCAGTATTTGCATCAGGTTTGCCTTGTTGACTATTATAGAATCCTTCAAATGAATATACGAATTTCATATAGTCGATAAGATGATTCAAGTAGTCATTGCCATATAAGGAGAATGAATCTGAACCGTTATTATCGCCAGTAAGAACATTTCTGACATCCCAGTTACCGTCATTCTTTAAATACAAATGTCCCATTAAGCAATAAACAACATTATTCTGTAATAATGTATGGAATTTATCGCCATTATCTTCGATTTCATCTTGTCCAAATACTAATGCGTTTTGGACTTTTATAGGAGAAGTTAATGCTCTAAAATAAGATACATAGTCATCATGTGTAATAAGTTTACCACGAGATGAGAAATACATAGGAGCATTAATCTTTATGCTTTCTTGTGATTCAAAATCATCGCCACCATAAATATCAGAATTAATTATAAACTGAACATTATTGGTAACATCAATAACACTACCTTGGGAGCTAACATAAATTTTATTATTGTGTGTCATGATAGAACCAGTGACACCAATCATATTAGCTTGTTTACCTTTAGTTGCGATATATCTTACATAAAGATTTTCATCTGCTGTTTTTAAACCGCAATCACAGATATAACGTTCAGAACTAAATGTAATACGAACAGTTTTATCAGAATTTGTATCTATTAAGCAAACTTTATATGGAGTTTCCGGTGTAGCACCATCAAGTCTAACAACATCTTCGTTTAAGAAAATTGACTGGTCTTCAACAGCATATAAATGGTCTTCATCTTCAAGTGCTTCAGTTTCGTTTTTACCAATACCTACTTTACACCAGCTATATTCTTTTTGATATGCGCCGTTTTTAAAACTAAATGGATCACGTTTGCTATACCAGTTAGAAAATTCAAGGTCATTAATATCATAGAATTGACAAGTTTCATTCAAGTTTGTCGTATTAGCAGAACCTAAGAATTCAACAGTTTTAACTTCACCTTGGAAGCATTTAATAGGCATAGTATTTTGTGTACTATAAACTGAAATGCCTTGCAACGGTAAATATTCAGCTTCAGTCGCAGGAACAGAAAAATATAAGTTTTTAACCCAGTCAGATGATTTACCGGCATCAATATCTTCTGCGGTAAGTCTATAACTATAACCGCTATCAAGAATATAGCTATTACCATTAAATGATAACTTCATTTCTTTTTGATTAAAAAATATTTCATCTCCGGCCACAAGAACACTAGGAAGCGGTCCTTTTAATCTGACCATCAATTCACAACGAGCAGGAACAGCACGTCTAGGATTATAGCCTAAATTTTTACCATGTTTGATAACACTGGAATCAAGACGAGCAGTCTCAATAAATGCTTCTTCTGCAGTTCTTTGAATATAGAAGTTAGTCATTTCAGTAACTGCGGCTATCATTTCCATGAACATTCCATAGATTGCAGAAGAACCAATATTCTTAAATCTAGGGTCTGCGGCAAGTCTGTCTTTAAATGACTTAAGTATTTGCTCGTAAGTTATATTTGTATAATTCATCAGTTAGACCTTTTTCGTTAATATATTTATACTTTTAAAATGTTCATAAATACGAAAGAAACAAGGTTTAAAGTATAAATATAGAAAACATTTAAAACGGCATAAACTATGAATCTACAATTTTGGAATCCTTTTTCGTCTGAATTTTTAAAAACTGCACCTGATCATGCTCAGCAACGTTCTGTAGTTGCAGCTAGAAACTCATATGGTGTTGGTGAAGATCCGGTAAACTGGAATGAACTGGTTACTGGATATGCTAATAACGGTGTTACTGATCCAGCAATGGATTATAACCAGAACAATATTATCTTTGAAACTTTATTTACCAATAAATGGCAAAAGATTTCATGGTATAGAAATATGTCCCTTTATCCATTAGTGGCTAAAGGACTTAATATTATGGCTGATGAGGCAGTTTGTCCTGATGCCGCTGGTAATGTTGCAAAGTTTGATATTGAAGATGCATGGAAATCAAAATTTACCGCAGCAGAATTTGATACATTAAAGACTGAATTTGACTATCTTATTAACTGTGTTATCGGCAAGGAAAAGATTTGGGAATATTATTATAAGTGGCTTGTCGATTCTGAACTTTATTGGGAAATTTGTTTAAATGATGCAGGTAATAAGGTTGTCGGTATTAATACATTGGCACCTTATGCAATGCTCGTAATTTATGATAAATATTCTGAAAATATCAATGGCTTTATTCAGAATACAAATTATTTGACACAACAGAGAGATAAGGTTGAAGAAGTTAAGAAATTCTTACCAAGC